CAGAAGCTATGGCCGATCCAAGATACACTAAAGACCCTGCATATCAAGCAGAAGTTCAAAGTAAACTAAGTAACAGTAATCTATAGGAGAGACTATGTATAAATCAAAAGGTAAAAAGAAAAAGACTTTAACAAAGAAACAAAAAACTTTGCCAGCATTTTTAAAAAAGAAAATTAAAAAAGCTAAGAGGTAGTAATGGCTAAAAAAGGACTCTATTATAATATTAATAAACGTAAAAAAGCCGGCACTTCTAGACCTAAGTCTAAAAGTACAATATCGAAGAAAGCCTATTCAAATATGAAAAAAGGTTTTCCTAAAAAGAAAAAATAAGTGGTAGCTAAAAAATACCAAAGTCCTTCTGGTGGCTTAAATGCCGCCGGAAGAAAACACTTTAATTCTAAAGGACATAAACTTAAAGCACCTGTAACAGGTAAACCTAAAGCAGGTTCAAAAGCTGCAGGAAGAAAAAAAAGTTTTTGTGCGCGTATGAGTGGAGTTAAAGGACCAATGAGAAAAAATGGCAAGCCTACTAGAAAAGCTTTAGCTTTAAGTAAGTGGAAATGCTAAAATAGTTGTGCAACCTTATTAGGTGGCAACTGAGTAAACATAACAAGATAATAAAACTTGGCCGTCTGCGGACGACAACCCTGAAAATAAAACAGAAAATGTTTCTCTTTAATTAATAACAATCATAATAACAAATAGGAGTATATTATGGCAAATGCAACACCTGCTAGTATTGGACGAGTAAATGCTAGTGGATCAGAAGATGCGTTATTTCTTAAGGTGTTTTCGGGAGAGGTTTTAACAGCTTTCGAAAGATCTAGTGTAACGCAAGGAGCAGAGATGGTTAGATCTATCTCTAACGGTAAGTCAGCATCGTTTCCAGTAATGGGAAGAATTTCTGCGGCATATCACACACCAGGCGCAGAGATCGTTGGATCAGACGTGAACCACAATGAGAAAGTTATTACAATTAACGATCTTTTAGTAAGTTCCGCGTTTCTTTCAAATATCGAAGAAGCTAAAAACCATTGGGACGTTAGAAGTTCGTACAGTGCCGAAATCGGCAGAGCTTTAGCTTTCCAAAAAGACAAACACGTTTTGCAAACTATTGGACAAGCAGCACAAGCAGCAGCTAATATCACTGGTGGAGATGCAGGAACAGTATTAACTAATACTGGTATTGCGTCAGCAACAGCAGCGACAGCAGCAAACGCAATGATCGATTCATTGTTTGATGCAGCTTCAGCTTTAGACTCTCACTACGTTCCAAAAGAAGGTAGAAAAGCGTTTATTAGACTTGAAGAATACTACAAATTAGCAAACGCAACTAATGCAGTTAACATTGACTTTAGTGGTGGAGCTAACGGTGGAGTAGCAGAAGGTAAAGTTATGAGAGTAGCTGGAATTGAGTTAATTCCAACTGCACATTTCGTTTCATCTAACATCACTACTGGTGCAGATGCAGGTTCAGCAACTCAAGGTGGTTCAACACCTCAAGCTGTTAACTTAGCTAACTACGTTTGTTTAGTGTCACACCCATCAGCAGCGGGTACGGTTCAGCTTATGAATCTTGCAACTGAGATGGAATATGACATCAGAAGACAAGGTACGTTAATGGTTGCTAAGTACGCTATGGGTCATGGCGTCCTAAGACCAGAAGCAGCAGTAGGTATTAAAGAAGCGTAATTTTTTATTGCGTTCTTTTATTGGGAGGCGAGGAAACACAGACAACTCGCCTTCCAAACAATCACAAAATTTAAAATTATATGGCTACACAAATAACAAATACAAGTGAATTACAAGCTATTAATACTATCTTAAGTATTATTGGTGAAGCACCAGTATCTTCTATTACAACTAATATTGGATCAGATGTTTCTATTGCAAAACAAATATTAGATGAAAGTTCTGTATCAGTGCAAAGTAAAGGTTGGAATTTTAATACTGAAGAAAGTTATTCTTTAGCTATAGATAGTAACAGTAAAATTCCAGTACCATCAAATTGTGTATGGTTAACTACAAGACCAGAAGACTCAACTTTAAAAGTAATAATAAGAAACGGATTTTTATACAACAAAGAAAAACACACAGATATTTTTGATGCAGCTGTTAAAGTTGATATGATTATATTGTTACCATTTACTGAATTACCAGAATTTGCAAGAAGATATGTTGTAACTGTAGCTGGTCGTAGATTTCAAGCAAGATATTTAGGCTCAAAAGAATTAGCTGGTTTTAGTGAAGCAGACGAATTAGCGGCACTTACTACTTGTGAACAATTAGATGCAGCTAATGAAAAACAAAATATTCTAAAAGGAGACGTAGCAAACCGTATCGTATTTAGAAATAATCATCGAAGGTTTTATTAATGACAGTAGTATCAACTTCTATTCCAAATTTAGTTAATGGAATATCGCAACAAAATCCTACGCAAAGAAATATTACTCAAGCAGAAGCTCAAGTAAATGCACAAAGTTCTATTGTAAAAGGTTTAAGTAAAAGGCCACCATTAGAATTTGTAGCTAATATTTCTTCAAATCAAGCGTATTCAACAAATACAGCAGTTCACCCATTTATAAGAGATGGTAATAACCAATATATAATTACTGTTTATAATGGTGGAATTAAAGTATTTAATCTTAGTGGAACAGAGCAAACTACAAACATTTCATCAGGCTCTAGCTATTTAGCGTCCACAAATCCAAAAGAAGACTTTAAATTTGTTAGTGTTGGTGATTATACATTTATTTTAAATAAATCTATTAAGCCTGCAATGACTAGTGCAACTACTGCTGCAAAAGTTAATGAAGCTTTAGTTTCATTTAAAAATGCAAATTACGGTAGAACTTATAGTGTAACTTTAAGTCACCCAAGTATGAACAGTGGTAATCCAATTACAAGTTCATTTACAATGCCACCAGGTGATAATGTAGCAACTCAAGGTGGACTTAGAGATACAGCTAAAATTGCAACAGCAGTTAGAACACATAGTGGTGGTTCACCAGGAACTTATGGTGGAACTGCATTAAACGCATCACCAATATCAAGTTATTTTACAGTTACTCAATATGACTCTGTATTACATATTAAACCTACAGATAATAATGCTAACTTTACAATTACATCATCTGATGGAGCTGGTGATACAGCTATGTATACAGTTAGAGATGAAGTAAATGATTTTACTAAATTACCTTACTACGCACCAATAGGAACTATAATTAAAGTTACAGGTGATGAAGGTGAAACAGATTCAGAATATTATGTATCATTTTCTGGTAACGGTGTTTGGTCAGAAACTATTGGTCCTGGAACTAAAACATCACTTGATGCGGCAACAATGCCTCATGCAATAGTTAGAGAAACTAATGGTTCATTTACTTATGCACCATTAACTTGGACTGACAGAATAAGTGGAGATAGTGATACAAACCCAGATCCAACATTTGTAGACAAAACAGTTAACAATATTTCTTTTTATAAAAATAGACTAATTTTATTAGCAGATGAAAATATTATATTTTCTGAAGCTGGTTCTTATTATAATTTCTTTGCAACATCAGTTGCAGCTCAACTAGATACAGATCCAATTGATTTAGCTGCAAGTTCAAATGAAGTTAGTATTTTAAAACATGTAATACCTTACAACGAAGAATTACTTTGTTTTTCAGATAGAGCTCAATTTAAAATTGAAGCAACAGAAGCAGGATATTCACCGAGTGGAACTGGTATTACTTTATCAACTAGGTTTCAACATGACCCAAAAGTCACACCAGTAGGTGCGGGTAATTATATTTATTTTACTCAAGCTAAAGGTGCAAGTACAGCAGTACAAGAATACTTTGTAGAACCAGATACATCTAATAATGATGCTGCAGATATAACAGTAGGTGTACCAACTTTTATACCAACTAATTGTCATAAGTTAATATCAAATACAATTGAAGATACTATATTAGCTTTAGTTGATGATGGTCTTGATAGTAATTTAGCACCTTATACAGCATCAAGTAATGTGTCACCAACAAATGCAAACCGCTTATATGTTTATAAATATTTTTGGAACGCAAATGAAAAAGTACAAAGTGCTTGGTCATATTGGGATTTTGCGGGTGTACAAATTATTAGTGCAATAACGTATGAATCTAGTGTTTATATATTAGCTAATGAAAGACAAAATTGTAAATTATATAAGCTTGATTTAAGAAACTTAGAAGATGATACTTTAGGTATTAATATTTATTTAGATCAAAGAGTTAAACTAAGTGGAACTTATGATGCTGCAACTGGACTTACAACGTTCACAATGCCTTATACAGTCAACACTGGTTTACAATGTATAAATGCTACTAATGGCGCAGATATAAGTATTAATAGTCAATCTGGCACTACTGTTACAGTAAAAGGTAATGTTGCATCAGCTTATTTAGGATTTAACTTTCAAACTTTATATACACTATCAACACAATATTTAAGAGAACCAGGTAAACAAGGTGGTTTAACTGCTTTAACAAGTGGAAGATTACAAGTTAGAACTATGAGTTTTGACTATGTTAATACTGGTTTCTTTCAAGCAACAGTTTCACATAATAACAGAACAGATAAAACATATTCATTTAACGGATATATTATTGATAATTCTACTTCTATTATTGGTAACCCAGTTATTACAACAGGAACATTTAGAATACCTGTACAAGCACAAAATACACAACACTCTGTAACATTAAAAACTTCATCTTATTTACCAGCAAACATTGTTGGAGCTGAGATGGAGGGATTTTATTACAGAAGATCACAACGTGCCTAATGCAGTACCGTTTGTTCGTGAAGCTATACTAGAAGATGCAATAGTATTATCAAAGCATATTAGAAAATTAGATAAATTAGAAATTAAATACTCACATAACATATCACCAATAGGTGCATTGATGTCAGCGTTTCAAACACAAAATGGTAAAAATTATTCTATCGTAGATGATGATGGTTATGTTTATGCAATGTTTGGTGTCAGTGATTGTTTAGAAAATAAAGGTTATGGAGTTATTTGGTTGTTGTGTTCAGAAGAACTAAAAAAGTTTCCAAGACGTTTTTATATTGAAAGTAAATATTGGTTAGATGTTTTGCAACAAGACTACAAAATTATTTATAATTATGTTTATGAAAAAAATTGGTTGTCTTTAAAATGGTTGCAACTGTGTGGTTTTAAACCAGTTAAAAAAGTTAAAGTAGGAATTAAAAATAAAAATTTTATATTAATCTCAAGAGAAAGAAAAAATAGTAATGTGTAATCCAATGGCAATGGCTGTAACAAATTTTGCAGTTCAAACTATATCAGCAAAAGCTGAATATGACGATGCTAAAGATAGAGCTCGTATACAGAGAGAAAATAATGAGAAAGCTAGAAAGTCAGCAGAAATGGCTTACTTATCAGACTTAGGTAAATTAGATATAGAGCAGCAACAAAAACAAAAAGAAATTGCTATACAAAAAGAAAAGAAAGAAACAGAATTAATTAAAAAACAAAGTGAAGGTTATTTAGCAGGACTTGAAAAAGGTAATGCAAACATAAATGCTGTATTAAGAGATATTGGTTATGATTATCAATCAGATTTCTTAACTCAAAAAGCAGCAGTTGAAGATATTAATACACAAACAATATTTGGCTATACAGATGCTTACAGAGCTATGGAAAGATCTTACGCATCACTTAAACAACCTGTAATGCCAAGTAAAACTGCAATGGCTCTTAAAATCGCTGGAGCTGGAGTAAACACAAAAGCTAAATATGACAGCGGTTATTACGGTAAAACATAATGGCTATTAGGTATCAATCGGGTTTTATAGGTTCTCAAACTGTGTCAAGAGATAGTGAGGCTAAAGCTTTAGTAGATGGATTAAATACATTTGCTAGAGGTTTTGATACGTTTGCAAAAGTTAAAGGTGATAAAATTACAAAAGAAACTACACAAGACGCAGAAAAAGCAGCAAGACTAGATAACTTAAAATCATATCAAGATGGTGTAGATAGTGGACAAATAGATGCTACTAAATCAGAATTTTGGATTTCAGTATATGATAATGTTAAAGGTCAAAATGCAGGAGCAGAATTTAAAACTAAAAAAGCTTTAGCATATAATGAGTGGTGGGCAGAAAATGCAGAAAATGATGATTTAGATGGTAGTGCATATACAGCTTGGTCAGCAGACTTTGATTCACAATATATTGAGGCTAACAAAAATCAGTCTTCGTTTTTCTTAAAAGGTCTTGATGGTTATATCAGAGCTACTAATCAACAAATGGCTGGTAGTTATGCATCATCAAATGCTTTAAAATTAAAAACTAAAGGTAAGAATAATTTAATTCAAGCTTTAGAAAGTGTAGTTGGTACTGATGAAGTTACAACTAAAATAGCTGAACTAGATGTTAAAACAAACTTAAGTAGATTTTTAGATAAAGAAGAATTTAATGGTGCAGTTATTCAAGCGTACAAAAATAAAATTGCAAGACTAGCACTTAAAGGAGATCCAGCAGCAGACTACGACACAGCATTAGCTTTAGTAGATGAATTAATTGGTTTTAAAAGAACTAATGGTTCTAAAATTGTTAATGGTAAATCAGTAGAAGAATTAAATAATTTAAAACAAACTTTAGAAACAGAAGAGATACAACATCAAATGGCTATGAAAAAAGTATCTGATACTGTTGTTGTTCAAGACTGGTACAAACAAGAAGAAAGAGTATTAACTAAAAAAGTAGGTTTTGATTTTGTTACAGGTGTTGGTGAACAAGATGGTTTAGAAAGAGCTAACTTAGCTAAAGATGAATACAGCAAAAGAGTTAAAGCTTGGATGAAAATTAATGGTGATCAACCTGTAGAATACCAAAAAGCATTTTTGTCAGAATTAAAAACTGATTTAATGAATAAGTATTTTGATCAAGATATACAAACTTTAACTATGTATAATTCTCGTACTAATAATTTTAATATTAAAAGAGAAGCTGCAACAATTGCATCTGATATAGCATTACATCAACAAGATCCAAATGACGAACGACTTATGGAAGACTATGGAACTATAGCTAAACTAAATGGTTATGTTGATGCTAATGGTAATGTTACACCAAAAACTATCGGTGATCTACTAGTTGATCTTGATAAATTATACGGAAGTAATTAATGACAAATGAAGAATACTTAAAGAAAAAAGCGGAAGAGTGGAAAAGAAATAATCCTAATATAGAACCAAAAGATGTTGGTTTAATTAAAAATAAAAAACCAGATGATTTTAATACTTGGGATATTGCTAAAGATATGGCTATGTCAATACCAGAAGGCTTAGTTAATGTAGCAGAATTTACTGGAGATTATATAGAAAGAAATTTCCCACAAGTAACTGAAAAAACAAGACGTTTTAGATTTGATGGTTGGGGTGATGGTGAAGTTAAAATGAATGACTTTATACCAAGAATGTTATCTGGTGATGAAAGAGAAGAAGCACTAAGAAATTTTAATCCTGACGACAGACAAATGTTTCACGTTCATAAACCAGAAACTACAGCAGGTACAATGACTGAAGGTGTATCAAGATTTATTTTTGGTATGCTTGGTCCATCAAAATTTTTAAAAGGAGTAGGACTTGGTGGTACAATAGTTAAAGCAGGTTTAAGAGGTACAACTGCAGGAGCTGTTGCAGACGCTACTATTTGGGACCCAAATGAAGGTCGTTTATCAGATTTATTAGTTGAGTCAGATTCAATTTTATTAAATAACGCAGTTACACAATATTTAGCTTCAGATGAAGATGATACTGCTAATGAAGCTGCATTAAAAAATGTATTAGAAGGCTTAGTAATTGGTGGACCTTTAGAAATTTTAATGGGAATTAAAGCTATTAAAAATGCTAGAAAAACAAAAGACTTATCAAAAAAAGAAAAAATTTATAAAGAAGCCGGTGAAGTAATAAAAAATAAAACTGAAATAGTTAAAATATCAAAAGCTAGAACTGAGCTTATAGAAAAAGCAAAAGAACTTGGTAACGAAGTTGATAATGTAAAAATTGAAAAGTTACAAAAACAAATAGAAAAATTAAGTAAGAAAGTTGCTAAAGTAGATTTAAAAGAAAACAAAGCTATCAATGTAAATAAAATTGATAAGTCATTAAAAGTTGCAAAAAAGACAGCTAAAAAAGATACTGAAAGTTTTTTAAAAAGTATTTTAAATGTAAAAGCTTTTAAATCTGGTACTCATGTTTTAAGAACTATAGATCAAATAGCAGAAAACTTTGATGATAGTTTAAAAACTTTTTTACAAGATGATGTATTAACTAATGCAGCAGCTAAAGATTTAGCAAAAATATTAGCAACTACACCTGAAGCTTTATTAAGAGCTTTACCAAAAGCTACAGCAGATGCAGATCAAGCTGTTATTCGTATGTTAGCTACTAAACAAGTTTTAAACGATATTGCTGTACAATTTCAAAAAGTGTCAACTAAATGGGCAAAAGCATTTGGAGATCAAAGATCAAACTGGACACCACAAGCTTTAGAAGAAGTAGCTAAATATACACAAATTATAAGAGAAGCAACTACCGCATTAAAAAAGCAAGTAAGAGGAGCTGCTAGGACTACACAAGCAGGCAGAGTAAAAGGTTTAAGTGGTACTGGACAAGTTATTGATGTTCAAAAAGTATCAGATACTATTTTAAATTTTAAAGGTGATGCGGTTACTATTGCAAACAAAGTAGCAAAATTAAAAACAGCAGATGACGTTATAGATGCTGCAGGTAAAACAAGAGCTCAAAAAGCTATTGAAGTTACAAACAGTATTTATATTAACTCTTTACTATCAGGTATATGGACTAATGTTGTTAACATGACTTCAGGTTTATACGAGATAGCTTATAGACCTTTAGAATTAATTGGTGGTGGAGTTGTTAACAGAGACGCAAGATCAATAGCTTTAGGTTTAGCTCAATATCGTGGGTATGTGATGAACGCAAAACAAACTTTGCGTATGGTAGCCTTAGCATTTAGACAAGGCGATGCAGTTTTAGATCCACTAATGAGAACACAAGACAATTTAGAAATAAGAAATGGTAAAGCAGTAAAACCAATATCAGGTGAAAATTTAGGTTTTGATGGTAAAGCCGGTACTATAGTTGATTGGCTTGGAAGATTTTTAGAGTTACCATCAAGATTACTTTTAACAGGTGATGAGATGTTAAAACAAATTAACTTTAATGGTTACTTGCATCGTGAAGCTGTAGAAAATTCTTTAGATAAAGGATTAAAATATGGAACTAAAGAATTTAATAAAAATGTAGAAAATATTATGAATAGTGGTTTGTTACCAAATGGTAAAGCTAATGTAGAAATACCGATGGTAGCAAAAGCAGTTGAAGAAGCTAGAGTTTCAACATTTACAAATAATCTTAAAGATGGCTCATATAGAAATTGGGGTTCTAATATTGAAAACTTTTTTAATCGTATGCCTGAATTTAGATTTATAGCACCATTTATTAGAACACCTACAAACTTATGGAGACACTTTGGTAATCGTATTCCTGGTTTAGGATTTTTTACTAAACAAAATCAAGACTTATGGAAATCAGGTGACCCAAGAGCTAGATCAGAAGTTATTGGTCGTCAAATGATAGGTATGGCTGTAGCTATATATGCGTTTGATAATGCAACTAGTTATGTAGAGATAAAAGACGAAAATGGAAAAGTCATAGGTAAGTTACCAAAAATGACTGGTGCAGGTCCAAGAGATAAAGAAACTCAAAACATTTGGAGAAAAACTGGTTGGCAACCTTATTCAATATTAGTTGATGAAGGTAATGGTAAGTATGTATACAAAGCTTATAATAGATTAGATCCAAGATTTTTTGCTCAAGGTATAATTGCTGATTTAGTAGAAAATGCTAGAAACATAAACGAACAAGATAAATATCCAATATGGGCAGCAGCAGTTTTATCTGTAATGAAAGGTATTACTGATAAATCTTATACACGAGGTATAGCTGAATTTGGTGAACTTGCAGGTGATCTAACACCAGCAGGTGTTTCAAGGTTTGTTGGAAATACATTGGGTAACTTTGTTCCTTATGCTTCATTAAGAAGTCAAGGTATTCCAAAAATATTACCAAAAGATAAAAGTGTTTATGAAACAAGAGATTGGGTCGATAAAATATTTGCTAAAGCAGGAGCTACTGAAGGTTTAGAATTAAAGAGAGATGCATTTGGAGCTATCATAGAAAAGAAAACTACAGGATTTTATAACAACATTGATGGTTGGGGTTCTATATTCTCTGGACCTTGGGGTGTAGGTTTAAAATCAGAACTAGATACAGACAAAAAGTTTATATTAGAGATAGCATCTTTAAAAGTTCCATTGTCACCACCAGATCCAATTAAATTTAAAACTATAGATTTAAGAGATTTTAAAAACAAAAAACGAGAAACTGATGGTAAGCAATCAGCTTATGATT